TCATCGCCCAGGTCTGTACGCAAAATTTCCTGATCGACAAGAAAAGTGAGTGTGCGCTTGCCATCGGGCGCGCCTTTGAATTCTTTGATTACTTTGTAGTTCATGTGAGTACCTTGTTGTGTTTAAAAAAAGCCGGGCATTGCTGCCCGGCTTTTCAGGTTGTGATCACTGCTGGTGTTTTGCTTTATGCTGGCGGGTTAGCAGTGGGGCCAATGTGTGGATGACCCTGCAATGGGATGATGGCAATGGGTGCACTGCCGGTGTTGGCTGATGGCGTTACTGTGCAGCGCACATAGCGTGCGTTGCCGGTGTAGCCAATCTTGAAGGCGCTGCTATCTTCCGCAAAGGTGAACCCTGCCAGGGCTTCTGTGCCCAGCAGGTCTGCATCGGCCACTGCGGAAGCATCTGACAGATTGGATTCATCGCCTTCTTCGATGAGTACGGCGAAGGTGGCATCGACATCTGCCAGGGTGCCTGCTGCAATAAGAAATTCCAGTGCATCGTAGCCCTGATTGTCTATGATGCCCGATACCACGGCGGTGTTGTCTGTCGCGGTAATGACGGCCACACCGGTGGGGTTGATGTTGTTGTGCATGTCACGCATGTTTGTATCCTCTTAAATATTCAATTTTTAATGCCGCAGCCTGCTGTTCAGGCCACGGCGGGTTATGGCTTGCTGATGGATGTTTAGGTGGACATCTTCAGCAGTTTGATTGCTGCGAAATCCTGCACACCACCACCAACGCGTTTTGTGGTGTAGAACTTGACGTATGGTTTTGCGGTGAAGGGGTCGCGCAATGTGCGAATGCCGATTCGGTCGGTGATGACGTAGCCGCGCTTGAAGTTGCCGAATGCGATTGAATACGCATTGGCACCCAGGTCTGGCATGTTGTCATCAATTTCCACTGGTTTGCCCAGCAGCATGTCGGGCGCATCAACCGCCAGACCAGGCTGAAATACATAGTTGCCAGCGCCGTCCTGAAGCGTGCGGACCGCGCCCAGGGTGAGGTCATTCATCAGGAATGCTGCACCATTACGGTAGCCGCGTTTGAGTGAATGCACCAAGGTGATCAGCGGATCGACACTGGCGATGGTGGCCGCAGAGCCAGACACGATGAAGCCAAGATTGCCCCAGCTGTAGTTGGCATTGGCCACCGGTGTGTATGACAGAATACCAAATGGCTGCTTGACGCCGGTGCCGGTGATGAATGCAGTGCCTTCCTGTTCTGCAAACTCGATGGCGATTTCGCTTGCGAGCCAGCCATCAACATCAAACATGCCGTCATCGAGCATACTTTGTGTGGCGTGGGGTTCTGCGTAGACTTCCATGGTTGGGTATTCCAGCTCTTTCAGCACGGGTGTGTTGGTTTCGCTGCGAGTGGCGGCTTCGCCTACCCAGCCAGAAGATGTGCCGCCAACGTTGTGGATTTTCTTGAAGGTGGCGGAACCGACCGCGCGGATTGTAGCCAGGTTACGCATGGCAACGATGTCACCTTCTACCCGGGTGACTTCTGAATCGATTTCAGTTGGCGTGATGTAGCCGCCGTCTGGATCTGACTGCGTGGTCAGTGCTGCCTGTACTTCCAGATCACTCAGGCCATTGTCGGCACCTTTGCGCAAAAAGCGATTGAACGCCTTGCGGTGTTCTGCTTTGGCCTGATCCTGTTCACCATTGCTGCCACCCATGCCCGGGCGGTTGACTTTGGCTTCAACTGCAATCAGCTGGTTTTTGACGGTGATCAGTTCACCCAGGGCGTTGTTGATTTCATCGACTTTGATTTTGTCGAGTACATCGCCCTGATTTTTTTCCAGTGCCTTCAGGCGGGTATCGTTGGCGCTTTTGAATTCTTCAAAGGTGCGACCCACGCTTTCGATGGCTGCTTTTAATTCTGCTGACATAATTGGTTTCCCCATACGTTGAAATGCCACGACATGCGCGGCGTTTGTTGTGTGTTGTTTGGTTGTGTTACAGCGATTGCTGTATTTGGGTGCACAGATTCTGTGCGGCTTTTAGTAAATCACTTTCAGTATCAAGGTCACCTTGACTGTCGGCGCCAGAATCTCTCTGCGCCGAAGTGATTAACCCTGCGAATTTGCAAGATTCTGTGCGGCTATATCCCATAGCCCGCAGTGCTCTTTCAACTTCGCGAATTGATTTTGGTGCTGTCGGGTGGACCGGTTCCCCATCACCGTGTGCGCGGATGTCTTCGGGCACGTTGTTGTACATTTCCAGATTGAAGTTTGCGCTGGCGCTGCTGTTTGGTATGAGCTCGTCTGCCAGGCCGGCATCCACCAGTTCCTGCCCTATCAGCCAGGTTTCGGCATCGAGCATGGCGCGCACATTTTTCATGCTTTTGCCGGTGCGTTCAACATAGGTGGAGGCCAATGTTTCTGTGATGCGATCGAGTAAATCAGCGGCCTTTTGGTGGTCGCGATAATCGCCCATGGTAAAACCCCAAGCGTTGTGCATCATGTAATACGCATTGTCGGCAATCTGAATGGTGTCACCAGTGAGCGCAATAATGCTGGCCATGGAAGCCGCAATGCCATCAATGCGAGTGGTGATATTTGCAGGGTGATTTTTCAGCGCGTTGTAAATGGCGGTGCCATCGAACACATCACCACCGGGGGAGTTGATACCGACGGTGATATTGTCTGCGGTGATGGCGTTGAGGTCGCGCACAAACTGGTTGGCGTCTATAAATGGCCAGCCGATAACGTCATAAATCAGAATTTCTGCTGTGTTGCCATCTTGCTTGATAGCGTACCAGTCTTTGTCGGCCAGTGATTTGCCCCAGAATGCGGCCACGGCTTCGGCGTTTCTTGCGTTTCGGTAGTTGTGCATTATTTCTTTGGCTCCATATTCAGCGGCACATAGTATTGATCGCCGCCATCGCGTGGGTTCATGTTTTCTTTTGCACGGATTTCATTGGGGCTCATGGCGCCCAAGTTCCACAATTTGGTGTAAAACTCACCGCGCGCGGTGGTGTCACCGCGCAGCAGGCCATCCACCAGGAATTCTGCGAAGTAGCGCTGGCGCTGTACTGGTGTGAGCAAGTCACGGGCAATGGATTGTTCCCACCGGACCAGCCATGGCATCATGCTGTCTGTGACAAACTCTAAGCCCTGATGCTCGATGTTGTTGTTGGTGGCTTTTTCCAGGTGGCCGATTTTGTGCGGCGGCACGCGGAATATTCTGGCGATGTCTTCGGTGTTGTATTTGCGCGATTCGATGTATTGCGCATCACGGTTGCTCATGCTGACCTGTTTCCAGTCGAGCCCGTCTTCTAGCAGCGGTGTGCTGAATGCATTGTTGCCGTTGGCGCTGGCATCCCATGATTCTTTAACACGCTTGGCCACATCAGTGGTGCTGAAATGCCCGGGGTTGGTCAATATACCGGTCATTTTTGCGCCGTTTTTAAACGTGAGCGCGGTATGTTTATCTGCTGCCAGGGCAATGCCGAGGGTTTCGCGCTGGTAGGCAATGGGGTTCATGCCATTAAATCCGTCCAGCGACATGCCAATAAGGCGGAACACCTGATTTTGCTGCAGTGGTATCAGGTTATTGCTGGCATCTTTAAACTTGTAGCTGATAGACCAGTCTTTATTTTGTTTTGCTTCGACGCGATCGGGCATCATCGGCAGCAGTTCTAACACTTCGCCGGTGCTGGATCGGCTGATGTAGGCGTATGCCTTGCCGCGCAAACACAGGTGCGCCATGCAGGTTTCGCGAAATTCAAATGATGTCTGAAACTCATTTGGTGCGTCATGCAATATGGTGTACATGCGCTGCGCGATGGCGCGCTCTTTTTTGTTGCCGATTCTTTCGTAATAAATCAGCGGTAGCTGGGCTACGCTTTCAGCCAGTACACGCACGCAGGCATACACGGCGCTGATGCGCATGGCGGTTTCTTGCGTGACCACCATGCCGGTGCTGCTGGCGCCACCCGCAAGAATAACTTGCGCAAGTTCGCTGGATTCTGTGATGGCTGCTTGCGGGCGCGCGGCGATTTTATTAAATAGCATTATGTGCTCGGCTGATTAGTGTTGCGCGCAATCGTGTAGGCCGCAGCAATGAGCAACAGACCAGCAACAATATAACCTGCCGGTTGGTACATCAGCCAGCAGCCGTAGCTGAGAAATATAAACCCGCCGATGCCGAGCAGATCACTGATGTAGTTATCCAAAGGTGAGGATGCCCCGTTGTTGTGTTTCATATACGCTGCCGCTGTCTTTGTCGTTTTGCATTGCCAGCAGCATGGCCATGATGGTGGCTACGGCGCCATCAATTTTGTTTTCTTCTGTTTCTTTTCGCGGGTAGATGTTGTCATTTGCATCTGTTTTGCAAACCACATTTGACATCATCCAGTTCAGCACGGGGTTGCCGTTGTGATGTAGCCGCCCGGATTTGACCATGGCTTCTACCCACTTCATGGGCTCTGACAGATGCTTTACGTTCTGCGGTATTTCGATGACATCGAGCCGCTGATTATCTTGCAGGCGTTGGCAGAGTTGCGTGGCGCCCCAGGGGTCATAGCCGATTTGCTCTGGCCGGTTTTCTTTGCACTCTGCAACTATATTTTCTTCGATGGATTCGTAGTCGATGATATTGCCATCGGTGGCGATCAGCGCGCCTTCATTGACCCAGCCCTGGTAGTGGTCTTTGCCTTCATCTTGTGCAGCATCTTCTGGCAGATAGAATTTGCCGATGACGTAGTAGTGCTGCTTGAGGTCAATGATGCGGGTGTAGATGTCTACATCAGCGGTGATGTCAAGTTTGCTGGATAAGTCCAGTGCTTTGTATCGCTTGTCATTGACGAAATCTTCTGCGCGCAGCGTTGGATCTGCCAGGGCATTCCATTGCTGCATGTTCATCCAGGCATCGCGGGCATTGACCCAGATGTTTAGATGCTTGCGCTTGAATGTGTTCTGTTTGCGCGGGCTCTGGATGGCATCACGCAGTTGCGATTTGAGAAAATCGCGCATGACAGATACGCCATAATTCGGGTTGGCTTTGATCAGCGATTCTTCGCTGGTCCAGTCATCGTCTTTGTCGATAGTGAAGATGATGCCGAATGTTTGTTCGTTGCTGATGACGCCATCGAGTATTTTCTCGATGTCTTTTTGCATCTGGTAGCACGGGCCAGATATGTCTGAGCCGGCTGTGGATATAACCAGCATCAGCGGCTGCAGCCTGGCGCCCATGCCGGTGAGCATGGTGTCGTACAGTTCATCATTGACGTGTTCGTGATATTCGTCAACGATGGCGCAGGATGGTGATGCACCATCGCCCGGGTTGCCGATGATGGGCTCAAACTTTGAACCATCGTGCGGTCGGTCCATGGTTTTGGCGTGCACTTTTATGCCAAATTTCGACCGGTATTGCGCTGTGCGCTCGGCCATTATTTTGGCTGGGCGGAAAACCTCCCATGCCTGCTTTTCTGTGGTGGCGCCGCAGTAGACTTCTGCGCCAAATTCATCATCTGCGGTAAACATGTAGTGGCCAATGGTGGCCCCTTTTACGCTCTTTCCGTTCTTTCTCGGGATCAAACAAAACGCAATTCTAAATCTGCGCAGTCCGGTTTCTTTGTGAACCCAGCCAAAGATATTGGCAATGATAAATTTCTGCCAACCGCCAAAGCGGATCTGGCAATCGGTGCCCACCATTCTGGCCCAGTGGCCTTTGGTGTGCGGCATCAGTTCCATGAAACGGATGGCGCGGTCTGCCTTCTCGGCATCGAACCGGTATTCGTAAGCCCGGGTGCGCGATCGTTTTAGATCATTCTTGTATCGGCGGCAGGCGGCAATCTCAAATTTGTTGGCCAGCTTCCTGTGCGCAATAACATCATTGACGTACTTGTCTACATCTTTCAGGTGCTGGCTTTTTTGCATCCATCAAAAGTTACTGAAATCACCAGGGAATAACTCACCCTGCGTGGACAAATTACGCTCTGCAGATGGCGACAAACCCAAATCACTGATGATTGACCGCAGTTTGCGCCAGTCATCATTCACCTGGGCCACTTCTGGTCGCGACTTTTCTTGAGCGCCATGCCGGCCGGTGGTTACATAAGTCCATTCTGTCTGGTCAAGATACGCGCGTGCATCAAATAAACGCACAACGATGCGGCAATATTCGCAGATAATTTCTATGTAAAGCCGCTTCAACCGGCCAACCTTGCTGAGTTCTGGCGCAATTTTGTACCAGACAGCCAGCTCTTTTTCGCTCAGGGTATCAGGCCGAAGTTCATCAGCCTTGGCAATATGAAATTCCTCTGACTTCTCGCCGCCTGGGAATTGCGAAACATTGCTCTTGTTTGGATCAGGTTTGTTTGCCATATCGAATTCTCGAAACTTTAGAAACCACTAATACACTGGTGACTCTGTGTTCAATCCTCCAATAATCACCCATCACCCTTAATGGTGAATCTCTATTCAAAACCAACCACGCAAAAATGAGGG